CTGGATCGCGATTGTGGTGTTGAATTCATTGACACCACCCACCTCGGCCGGGTTCACCACCTCGCCGAAGTGCCAATCAGACCAGATCGTGCACGGCGTCCCGCGCGCGCCGGCGCGATGCCGTGGGTTGGGCACCCACACTGGCGGCTCCGGACTCCGCGCCGCGAGGTTGAAGATTTCCTTGCGGATCGCTTCCGCGCTGTCTTCGGCCCGCTGACGCTGCAACCGATCGCGATTGGCTTGGGCAAGCTGGGCTCTGAGACGGCGGATTTCGTCATCTAAGAGACTGATCCGCTCCGCATCCGTGCGTTTAGGCGGTGCCATGACGCGCCTCCTTGCGGCGGTGATAGGAGCGTCTGTTCGATGCGAGGATGCGTTCCCGGTGGATCGAATCATCGGCGTATTTCTTCCGGCGCCGCGCGAGGACGTCATCGCCGTTCACTAGGTAGTATTGGCGGTATTTCGCCCGCTGCTCCTCGGCTGTGAGGGCGCAGTACGTGCGGTCCTTGGCGCGAATCCGAGCAGAGTTGGAGGCGTGGTAGGCCTTCTGATAGGCCCTGCGATCCTGGATCAATCGGAACGGCATTATCCACCCGCTGTCGTGCGGTTGCGCATAGGGGGCTCCTGCTGTTGTGGAGGACTTACCGAGCGGTCTCGGCTCTCTGGGCGCCGACTTTGGCGATTTCGTTTCTGCGACGAGTGATGGCGTCCAGGCGTCTACGTTTCTCGTCGGGGGTCAAATCATCCCTGACCTTGATCTCGCGGGACTGCTTGTTGAGGGCGGCCATGGTGTCTGATCGGTCATCAAGTTCCTTGCGGACGCGGAGCAGGCCGCGGTTCTCGTCGCGGAGTTCACGGGCTCCTTCCAGGTCACCGGCCTTCCTGCTTGCATTCATGCCCCTGACGACTTCCTCCGCTTCGTTGCGGATGTCGTAGAAGCGCTCCACCCACTTGGAGTTACGGGCTGGATCTTGGCGGATGAAGGATTTGACCACGGGCATCTCGTCTATGCGCTCGCTCGGCAACTGAGGGCTCATACCCGTGCCGCGCATGATGGCGTCGGCCACGGCAACAGCAAACATACCCATGTCACCGGTGAATCCACGGATGGCGTGTTCGATTCTGGCGGGGGAAGCATCAAACATCTTGCCCAGCCCTTTCGCGGTTTCGCTCGTGCCGCTGTCGTACTGCTGTTCCGGGGGAAGGAATTGCAGGGTCTGGTTCACAATGGGTCTGCCGGTGAAGAAGTCCCGGTTGGCCCACTGCTCCACGGTCTCTTTCACTAGGGGGTTCCCAAGGGGGTTGATTGAGAAGGTATCGACAACTGTTCTCTCAAGAGCGTCCCACGTGTCTTTGGCGCGGTCGTTTCCTGCAATCAGTTGAACGGCGCGCTCGGGCACGGTTCCAAGGAGCACGCCGAGTTCGAAGGGCTTCGGGATCAGGATGAAGCGGGGAACCCCCTCGCCTTCAATTCCCATGCGTTTCAGGTTGATGACCCAGCTGCCGTCCTTCACGTACTCCGGAAGGTCGTTGTAGCCGTCGTCCTCGTCGTCACCGGCGTTGAGGATCGCAAGGGTGGTGGAGAACGCAATCATCATACCGGCCTTGGTGAGCAGAGCCTTGCGGGCTTGTTTGTCGCCGGCGGTCGCCAATCTGCCAAGTTTATAGAGGCCCTGGATTCTGGCGTTCAGGAACGGGGTAACAGCCGTCAGGAACTGCATCCACTCGGCGCCACCACGGCGTTGGAAGTCGAGGAGGTCCGCGGCGGCGAAGGCGGCCTTACGTTTGGAGCCTGACGCCTTCAGGGTCGCATCGTAGGTCACAACCCGGTTGGCGATTTCCGACGCTCTGCCGATACGCTCCCAGGTGCGCCACCATTTGCGGACGTCTGCCAGGCCGATGAGGGTTGCTTTGCCGTCCGCTTCCATTTGACGCAGCTGCTTCACCACGTCTTCGGGCGCGTTTTGGTACCAGCCCGTGTCTCCGCCGGCAGCCATGATGGCTTTCACGCGGGGGTCGTCCAGGCGGGTGCCGAGGGCTTTGACGCTCTTGGCCATCTCGCTCAGCACGTTGTAGCCACGCTCGGGTGTGGTCAGCCAGGCAGACTGGGAATCACGGAAGAAGTTGCGCGCCATGAAGGCGGGGGTGGCCGTGATGCTCCGGGTGAAGATGTTCTTCAGCTTCACAAGGGGCTTGGTCCACCAGGACATGGCAGCACGATGGAGTCCGGCGATGCCGCGGTACAGAAGGCGGTCCTTGATCCGGTAGTATTCGACTTTCCCATCACGGCGGATGGAGATGACGTCGTTGTCAGGGCGGACGGGGCTCTTGATCGCAGCAACTGCCTCAATCCCGTCTTCCTGCTTTGGATCCAGTCCTAGGGCTTTTGCCATCACGGCACGGGGAACCAAAGCTTGGGTGTGCTCCATGCCCACCTTTTCGGCGATCCCGGCTTGGAGGGCGTCGTCAACCGCCAGCACAGCGGCGTAGTTTTTCATGCTGGCGTCGATCAGGTGGGAGAAGTTCTTAACGAGGTTCTCGATGATGCCAACGATGGGCTGGCCGGCGGATTCGACGGTGTGGCCCTTACCCAGTTTCTTCGCTGCGAGATTCGCTGCGCTCTTGGTCTCGTGCCGGGAAACAACCTCACCTTCGGAATTGAAGACGACGAAGCGCTCCTCACCGCCGGTGAGGCGGCCGATCTGGGGAGATTGACCGGCGAGTCCCCGCTTCTTGAACGGTCCGGCGCTGGAGTCTTCCTCTTCAGCTACTCGGTAGAACGGAACGTGGTCCGCCTGCTCCCAAACCTTCCGCTGCTCCTTGTCGATCAGGCCCATGTCCTGGGCTGCATCCAACACAGCTTTCTTGAAGGTCTGGATTTGGTTGAAGATGCGCTTGAACTCGGGGAACTCGTTTTCGAGGGCGACGAGGGAGTCGCGTTCTTCCGCAGTGATATTGTGCTCCCGTCCGTCCTCGATGAGGTTCTGGGTCTTCACACGGCGGGCGTAGGCGTAGCCTTCGAACAAACGGTCCAGGCCTTTTTCGTAGAGGGGCGCGACGATCTCGTAGAAGCCGGGTGACGTTTCCTTGTCCTGCTCGAGAACGGCGTCATCGCCGTTCCACTTCGGAGCCCCATGACGCAGGAAGGCTTCGATTTGTCCAGCGGAGTGACGGGCCATGCCGGCAGCCATCCACGCCGCAAGGTCCGTATCCGCGCTCTTGGGCATGATGTGCTTGCCCAGCTTACGTTGGCCGTAGAACTCATCTGCAGTAGCCCAAATGATCTCGTCTTTGATGGTGTTGCGGATGGTGTCGTAGGTCTCGCGGGCGCGGGCCCACAGGCCGCCGGGTTTGTCGGCGCTGATGGCTTTGTTAACGGCACGCTGCTGGGCAGGGGTTCCCTTGGGGGCTTTGAAGTCCGGGTCGGTGGGAGAAGCGAAGGTGCCGTCGGAGCGGCGGGGCGGGGTGTCCTTCTCCTTCACTTCGGGCACGCGCCGGCTGAACATCGGCTGCCCCTCCATCACGCTGGCGCGCATGTCGGGGGTGATGGGGAGGGAGTGGACGGGCGCCGGGTCTTTCTTGGCTGCCATGTAGGCATCGAAGTCGGCATAGTCTGTGGGCTTGCCGCCAGCGATCATGATTTGAGATTGGGAGACCCTCGCCCCCCACTTCTTGCCGTACTTGTTGGCGAAGGCGGGGAGAATCTGGTCGTAGAAGCCCTTCATGCCCTCGCCGCCGACTTTGAGGTCGAGGCCGGAGAGGCGGTGGACATGGGCCGCATTGCGGCCTTCGCCCTCAATGACGGTCTTGGCGCCAAGAAGCCTATCGCTTGCTTCTTTGCCAATCACGTCAGGCAATTCCTTAACCGTAACGAATTTGTTTATGACAGCACGGCCATCATGACCGATGGCAACGAGGGAGCCGCCGTCCGAGACCGGAGACGGACGTGTGTACTTGATTTTCTTGATGTGCTTGCTCAGGTCATACCGCGCCGCCTGCTGTTCACCGGTCGTCCACGCCACGCTGTCGAACCCATTCTCCGCCGCCCATCTCAGGGCGCGCTTGAAGGCGAGTTCGGGCCAGGTGGTTTTGAAGGGGGCGTCGGGGATACCGCCTGCCTGGGTGCGACCGCGCTCAAGGAAGAGAGCATCGTGGCGGACTTTCAGGTCGGGGTGCGTGTCCCACACCGCCTGCCATCCACCCGCTGATTCGCGGTCCATGCCGGGTTCGCGCCGCTCGGCTTCTGCGTATACCGCGTCAATGTCAGCGTCGATTTGCTCGATGGTGCGTTTGCTCGCATACCCCTGCTTCCGCCCCTTCTGGTGCCAGTCGGACTGGATTTCCTCGATGAACAGCACCCGCTTTCCGTCGGCGTCCGCCCGTTCATTAAAGCGGACGTGGGCGAGGATGTTGGGCTCGTCGTAGTGGCCTGACCTAAACTCAGGCCGCTCGTTGCCTTGCACGAAGGCGGATTCTGCGGCCTGAACCGCCTCGCCCTGCGTGAGCCACGCGCCGGGCGTCATATCCGCCCCCTCCTCGTCCACAGCAATCCAGCCCTGCTTTTCCTTGTCGTAGCGGGTATAGGCGGGCTTTCTACGGATGGGATTTGGGCGGTCCAGCGTCAGCAGCAGTTCGCGGTAGTTCTCTCCGCCGGGGAGGGTGTAGGAGGCGAATTTAGTCGTGCTATCAAGCTCGGCGTGATAGTCCGCGAGCAACGCGTTCATCTTCTGCCCGTCGTCGCCGTCAAACTCCCAGGAGTCCGCGGTCCTGGAAGGCTCGGCAATTAGGGCCTGGATGGCTTCGCCGGCTGTGTCGAAACCAAGATTGTCATTGCGCTTCACGATCTCGCGCATCTGCTTCTTGATTTCGTTCCGGTCCCTCGCGGTGTTGCCCTTCACCACCTCCTGCACCTGCACTTCGTTGGCACGGAGGAAGGCGAGAAGGTCTTCTTTGGTCACCGGTTTGGCGTGGGTGTTCAGCCAGTCCGCGATTCCGCTCCAATCAAGTTCTTCCTGCTTAACACCGGGTGAGTTCTTGAGGATGCCGATCCACTGGCCGGGGGTGGCTTTGGAGTCCTTGGCTTTCTCTGCGGCGCGCGTAAGGGCGGAATAGAAGGGCTTCTCGCTACGGCTGAAGCGGGGTTCGGCATCGCGGGTCTCGCGGGGTTCCCTCGCTCCCACCTCCCCGCTCTCCACCTTGCGCATGACGCCGCGGGCGGTGGTGAGTCGGTTGCCCCGCGCGAGGTTGGACAGCGCCTCCCACACCAGCTTGATCTTCTCCATCGCGGTGCGGAGGAAGCCTTTGGCTTCAAGCTTTCCGTTGCTCCATTGTGCAAACAGTTCGGCGACGGCTTCTTCCATCCGCTTTCCAAGGGGGAGGTCCTTGTAGGTGCGGTTGATCCTGTCCATCAGGGCTTTGTCGCTGCGGGCTGCCCGTACCAGGGCTCTCCACTCGAATTCATCGAACAGGTTCAGGTCACGCAGGGCGTGGATGACTTCGTGATTGAGGACGTGCTTTCCCCGGTTGTCCTTGATGGCCTGGTGGGCGATCTCGATGAGGCGGCGGAAGTATTGACCGTCGGCGTTGGGCTCCTGCTGTCCCGTGACGGCGTTGTTGATCTGCTTCACCAGACGCATGGCCAGACGGCCGGAAGGGTCCGTGCGCTTGAGGTCGGCGAGGAGGTCTTCGCGGGCGCGTGAGATTTCGTCGTCGGTGAGCGAGGGAGATTTGACGGCGCGCTCGGTGGCGCGGAGGGCGAACGGCGGGTCGCTGGAATCAGAAGCCCCGGACTGGGCCGGGGCTGTTACTTCGCCTTGAGTTCCTGGACCACGTTCAACAGGTTCTGGGCTGCGTCCGCCAGTTTCTGGCCGCTCTGCCGGACGTTCATCGGCAGGCGGATATCCTTGGCGATTGCTTGGCCCTTGCTCAGCAGGTGCTGGGTCCTGGCTTCGCCCCGGGATGTCGTCGGTGAGTTCGAATGGGTCATTGCCAAGATTATGCTCCTGTTGAAGCTTGGGGGCAACGCGCTCCAGGTTCTGGGATACCTTTTCTGCCTTGGCGTCCAGGGCCTGTTTGGCCTGAAGCAGCTTCTCCAACTGGCGGTCGGTCTTGCCCGTGGGGTCGATGCCGTATTCCCCGGCAAGACGTTCCATATAGTCGCGGTTGGCCCCGCGCTGGCGGGGGACATTGGCTTCCTGGACTTTGGCGGTCTGGATTTCGGGCAGGTAGGCCTTCGTCCGGGTGGCCGCCTCAATGAATTCCAGCACCTGGTTCTCGGTTGGACGGGGGGTGGTTTCCGGTGGGCCAAAGTAGCCGGCATCCCACAGGGCTTCTCCCGCGGCGTCGATCGACAGGCCGTTCTGGCGGATCAGTTTGCCGTAGGTCGGGACGTTGCGTTGCAGATTCCGGCCCTGGAGGAGGTCGTGGCCTTCGTCGTTCCGGATTCCACCTCGAGAGGCGAGGAAGGTGATGGCGTCCGCTCCACCTTCGGCTTGGGGTGGGAGACGCGGGGCGCGCGGCGGCGCAACAGCGATCGGGGGGCTACTTGGAGCTTCCTGCCTGATACTTGGAGCTTGAGGCGTGATACTTGGAGCTTCCGGCTGCGTGGCGGCGGCCGGCGGCACGGGACGCAGCGCCCATCCACCATCCACCTGAACCGGCTCAAACGCCTTGCCTCTCAGGTCCGGTCGGGAGGTTCTTGCCGTGCGGGCGTCGGTTTCAGAAGCCCAGGGAGTTCCGTCCTGTCGTGTGACGAGCTGATCTCTTCCCACGCTTTCGGGAAGGGCAACAGTTGGGCCAGGGGCGGGGATTGGTTGCGGGCCTTGAGGTACTGGCGCTCTAACAACCGGTTGTGGCGGCGCAACCGCTCCTGTTCGGACGGGCGGTGTCGATCCATCTCCAAGACGTTGCTCATCGGGCACCTCGAGAGGCGGAGCGGAAACCCCCGGCACGGCCGGGGGTGCTTGCGGGGAATCGGCAAGGGGTTGCGCATTCCCCGGGAGTGTCGGGAGACCACCGGCGCGGGGCAAAGCCTCAAGCGCCGGTGGCGGCGCCGTCGGTCCCCCGACGTCCGGCGCGCTTTCTTGTGGGCGGTCGGTGGAAGGCACGGGAGAGCGGCGGCCACCCATGGCGTCGGCCAGAACCTGGCGCCCGCCTTCGATCAGTTCGGTGGGGATGGGGGAGTTGATGTCGTCCGCGGTGGTCTGGGCGCGGATCTCGGGGGTGACGACGATTTGGGCGCGGCGCGGCTCGAGGGCGCTGGCCGCGGCGCGGAAGCCAGCATTGGGATCATCCGGCGGCAGGTCGAGTTCCGGCGGACCGCGGCGTCCGGCAACGGCAGAAGCGACTTCCACCGGAGCTGCACCCGCCTCACCCGCCACTTCGGCGAAGACGGAGTTCCAGTCGGTAACCTTGCCTTGCTGAGCAAGCTGACCGACGATTTCACCCGCGCCACCGGTAGCGCCGCCGGCTCCTACCTGGGCGCCGACGTTCAGCGCTTCACCGCCAACCGTGCCCTGCAACCTGGCGGGGCCGAGGAATTTGCTGGCGATGCCGAAGGACAGGGCATCGAAGAGGGCGACAGGGACGGCTTTGCGGTAGGCGCTCTCTTTCGCTTTCGCGAACATTTCGGGATTGTTGATGGCGTTCGCCACCGCTTGGGGATTGGTGATGTCCACCCCAGCTTGGCGGAAGGAGTCCATAATCTCCGGGACGTATTCGGCCACGTAGCTGTTCATGCCCGCGAGAGTCGCGGCGCCGATGGGGCCGGTTGGCCCGCCAACGATAAGGGCGGGCGCCATGGTGGGGAGGGATTCGCCAGTGAGCCCGAACACCACGCCCATGGGGTCGGCTTTCAGGCCTTCCCAGAAGGAACCTTTCATCGCCTCTTCAAGGGCGGGGTTGCGGGGCATCGCTTCCGCCTTGGCGCGGTTCTCGATGTAGCGGGAGATGCCTTCCTGGAAATTGCGAGAGCGGCTCTCTTCTTGGCGCTTGCGAAGTTCCGGATCCTCGATCGCACTCCGGACGTTGGCCGGAACATCCCGCTCCCAGGCGGCGCGTTTATCGCTCTGGAACTTGGCGTCCAGGGCCTGCATCCCGCCGACCAACCCGACGGCGTCGTAGAAGCCGCGGGTGAGCGTGTTGAGGGCGCGCGTCAGCAGCGGCTGCTGTTGGTAAGCGGCTACCTTTCTGTCGAGTTCGGAAGGCTGTGAGGGCGCGCTGGGTGGGCTGATGGATGAACCGCCATAGGCGCCCGCCCCCGGCATCTGGTCCAGGCCCTTGCGCGCGAAGGGGTCGAAGTCGAGTGGCCGGAGTGTCGGTGCCGCCTTCGCTTCAAACGGATCGAAGTCCAGCGGGCGCAGCTTCGCCGTTCCCTGTTCGCTTGATTCGAACGGGTCGAAGGACAGGGGACGGAGGGGCATTTACTCGACCAGCTGCCACTTGCCATCGCGGAACACCACCCAGCCCGTTGCGCGGGGGTCGTCAGACCAGCGGGCGTCCGGGTATTCGGGCGGTTTCGGTGTTTGCTGGGGGGCGGGCTTCGGCTCGCCGGCGGTGGCGGTGGTGGGGTCCGGCGGCGGAGGCGCAGCGCCATTGTCGGTGGGCTCTTCAAGTTTGCCGCCCAACGCCTCATAGCGGTCGGCGTCGGTCTTCAGCCCGGCGTTGCGGAGGCGCGTCGCCACCCGGGCCACGGCAGCAGAGCGCTCCTCTGGGTCAGCGTATTCGTCCAGTCCCTCTTGAGTCTCGGCAACCTTGATCGCGTTCATGGCCTGTGCACTGAAGCCAGAGGGGGCGGTGACGGACGGAGTCAAGCCTGAGCGCCGTCCCTTCAGGGGCTTGTCGCCCTTCATTGCAGGCTTGGAAGTGCCGTCGGGGTAAGACCATGTCAGCGAGCCATCGGGCTCCTCGATGAGCTCGGCTTGGCTGGTGTTCGTGCGGGTGGTATCGGTGGTGCGGTTGGCTTCGGCAATACGTTCGGCGCTGCCCAAGCTCTCCTTGTGCCGGCGCTCGGCGCCAGTTTCGCGCAAGTCGTCGCTCTTTTCCTGAGACTTGATGCGGAGGGTGTCGGAGCCAAGCTGGGCAAACTGACGCTCACCCTCCAGCCGGTCGCGGTGTTCACGGTCAAGGCGGGATTCGGTGGAGCGCCACTCCTGTTCCAGCTTTTGCAGCTTCTCCGCACGGGCGGATTTGATCTCCTCAAGACGCGCGTTCCCCGCGGCCTGAAGCACTCCGCCTCCAATCGCCGCGGCGACCCTCAACAATCCTTTAGCCATAGGCGCCTCCCACCATGGAAGCGAGAGTCCCATCCTGGTCGGCTTGTTGAATGGCCTGCCAGTCTTCGTTGATGCTGTCGGGGTTCAGCTTGCCCGTCTTCTCCCGGGTGTTCCGCACCTCATCCATGGCACGGGTGAAGGCTCCGCCAAGTTCCTGTTCGGTGTAGGTGTGGATCTTTGCGGTGGCGGAAAGGTCGGCCAGGTCTTCAACAATTTCCTGGGAACCGTGGAGGAGGATGTCGTCGGAGATGGGGACTCCCTTCTCTTCGGCGGAGTCCAGAAGGCGGGTGATGATGTTGGCCGCTGCCGTGCCGAGGGACTCGATGGGGTCGCCGGATTGAAGGGTCTGGATGACGGCGGGGAGCACCTTCTCGTTCTCGTAGACGAGCGACAGGGCGTTGCCGACGAAGGTTTCGTAGGCTTTTTGCTCTTCAGGTGAGGCTTCCTGCCCTGTGTTCTCATTGGCCGCGGCCATGCCCTCCATCTCCTCGGGCTCGGTTTGGCGAAGCAGTCCCTTGTTGGGCATGGATGGTCCTCGTGTGGTGCAAAAGAAAACCCCCACCGTCTGTGTGACGATGGGGGCCGTTTTCGTCCGCCGGGGATGTGAGCCCTAAGCTCGGCTCAGTGATCCGTTCGGCGGCTCTGCAATGCTCAGAACGTCACGCCGCAGATTTGCTGCATACGCGCTTTGGTCAGCGGGGCTTGGCGCCCCTGGGTCGCGGCTTGGGCGATCAGTTCCCGCCGGCGGCCCCAGTCAAACTTGGCGCCGGGTTGGTATACCCCGAAGAACGCCCAGCCGATCTGAGTCCTGAGCTCGCTCGCAGCCAGGCGGCGGTGGAGGTCGGAAGCAGCGATAGCGTCGTAGCCAGCGCGCTCGGCAAGGAGGGTGCCGAGGCAGTCGGCTTGGGACTCTTTCAGCTCCGAGAAGTCACCGCCGGCGTGGCCGAGAATGTTGTGGCTCCACTCATGGGCCATAACCAAGGCAAACTCCGCATCACTTTCCAGGAACTCGGCCATGCCGGTTGGCACCCAGACATACCGGTCTCGCGCAAAAGAACCCACGCCTCCAGCGATTGATAACGATACGTTGAGCACGCACCGCGGCGCTGACCAGTCGCAAACCTCACGGTTGCCGAACATCAGGGCTTGGCGGGTCCGCTCCACACCCGGGTACAGTCTCTCCCACTCCGCCCTCTCCTCCGCAGTCTGCGGGGCCCGCATGGACTCGGGGTCGGCCAGTGACGTGCACCCGGCCAGAAGCGCGCAACATATAAGGAGCGACAGGCGTTTCATGCCCGGAAGCATGGCCGGTTCCGCTCGCCCGTCAAGGGTAGGTCAAATTCTCGTGTTGTTACAGTTGGTTAACTTAGCAGCCATGCAGTTGCCGTATAGCTGCCTCCAGATAAGCCCCGATTGTTTTTTTTATTTCTCGGTAGCAAATTGAGGGCATTATGGTGAAGATGCTACGAGAGTGGCTCAGGGGGGCGCATCCAATGTACGAGGTCGTCATCGCGCGCGATGAGGAATCTGGCCAGTTCTACGTGCACGAAAGCGATGTCATCGGTCTGAACGCCTGCGCGGACACTATCGATGAACTCATCGCAATCATCCAAGACGTTGCCCCCGATTTGATTGAACACAACCACCGCGCCCGCCTGAACGTTCTGTCGTTTCTGCGGCCGGCGATCGACCCCTCGAATCTTCGCATCACACATAACCTGCGGATTCCCGATCGCATCCCGGCCTGATGGCCAACTACTACCGGGACGTTGTCGATCTCCTCAAGGAGAACGACTGCTTTTTCGTCCGGCAAGGCAAGGGTAGTCACGAAATCTGGCAAAGCCGCAGAACAGGGAAACGTTTCCCCGTTCCTTACAACCTTGGCACCCGACACACTGCGAACGGCATCCTGAAGGACGCCAAGATCGACAAGAAACTTTAAGCCGCAACCCACTGCAGGCGACCGTCCGGGCCAACCTCGACTCGGCCGGTGTTGCCGGGGTCGAAGCGGGGGAGCGCCTTGGCCTGCGGCGCACGGAGCAGCCCGTTGTTCCCGCCCGCGGCAGCCGCGGCGGGCGTGCCTGGGGGCAGTAGACCACCTCCGAAGCGCTCATGCGGTAACGGACGGACGGTGTTGTCCATCTGGCTCTCGCTCAGCAGGCCTTTGCCGAGGGTGCCGTAGTTCTTTTCGACAGCGGCGCGCTCCTCGCGGTCGCGCTGGAGGCCGTCGTCACTGGACTGGGCCAGCGAGAGCAGGCCTTGGCCGACACCTGATGCAACTCCGCCGGCGGCCGAAGACTCAAGGAATTTGTCCCAGCCAGTCTTGGCCACTTGATCACCAGCACCAGAACCTCCACCCGCGCCCGCCGCCGACAAAGACGTTGTTTCCCCTGGAGCCTGCGCCACCTGCGCCGGCGCCAAGTTCTCAGCGCGGATCAATCCCTTTCCGCTGCCGTAGGTCTGCGCAGCGTCGGCCGCGGCTTTCTTCTCCCACACACCCTTGAGCGGATCGGTCTGGAACCCAGCCGCACCCATGGCAGCGCCCGAGATGGCGCCGATCGCAGCTCCCTGCTTCAGGCCCTTCTTGCCACCAATCAACCCGCCAACGGCAGCGCCGTAGCCTGCTTGCGTCAATGCGCCTGTGATTGTGTTCGCGAGGACTCCCTTTCCCGCGAGTGCGCCAAGCTTTGCAGCGGCAGCGCCCCAGCCTCCGGTCATGCCTCCTACGCCAAGAGCAGCGCCGCCGGTGTAGACGACGGCAGCAGCGGCCAGGGCATAGGGCGCAATCTTGGCGACGGTCTTACCCACGCGCTTGAACACGCGCCCGATGGATTTAAAGAGACCCATATTCTGTCCTCGTTATGCCGCCGACTGTTGAGCCGCGGGTGAATCCCAGGTGAGATCGACGTTGTAAATTTGCTCGATGAGTTTCATGGACGAGTCGCGCACAGCCGCGGCGTTCATCAGGGCTGTGGTGCGATTGGCGTCATTCAAATCCTTGTTCTGGATGATCGAGTCCACCGCACGGTTATAGGTGTCCTGCACGGAATTGACGGCGGTCGCCGTGGCATCTCGTGCGGTTGCCCCCTGCCCCGCGTTAAACTGACGGACGTCCTCGTTCAGCGTGTCGAGAGCGCGCTTCTCGAGGCTGGTCAGTTCTTGGCCCAGCCGTTCCTTTTGGCTCGCGTCCTGCATCAACTGAAGGGTGCGCTGGTCAACGCCCTGCTGGCGTAGGCGGGCCATGGCTGAGTCGATCTCCGCGGCGGAGATGCGCTCGTTCGATTGGATCTGCTGCGTTTGCCGGGTCAGCGCGCCCTCTTCTCCCAGTTCGGCGATGCGCTCGGATGAGTCAATGCGCTGATCCTGAAGGACGCCTTCCTGCTGGTACTGCTGGCCGGAGAGGTTGCGCTGGTGGATTTGGGAGGCTTCTTGCGAGGCAATGGGAACGGCGACTTTGTACGCTTCACCCTGCGCCGCACCTACGGCCATGCTGCTGTTCAACAGCCCCCGCTTGTTGGCCTGCTGGAGTCCAGCGGTCTCCGCCTGCTGCATGAGGGGGGAGCCGGAATCGAGGAGGCCCTTCAGGCGCGGGGTGACGTCGGCGTTCTGCTCGGTCCAAATCTTCGGGGGTGGCGTCAGTGGTCGGGGTGCGGCGAGTCTGGGGGGTGCGATGAGTCCAGGCGTCTGGCTCTGCGGTGTGCTGGGGGTCCCACCACCACCCTGCCCGCTGATGTTCAGGTTGGCTTGGCGGGTGCTCAGGGTGTTTAGGAGGCGGCCGGCGGAGTCCTTGAAGGGATTGTCGGTGCCGGTGCGGGCCTGGGTTTTGTTGATCTCAGCGGCGATGTCGTTTGGATTGCTCAGTGTCGAATAGTGACCGGCCAGCTCCTGCTCGAAGTCGGCGAAGCCAGGGGCGTTCGGCAAGTCTGCATCGGTCTTGCCTGCCGCGAGTTGCCCTGTGCGCCAGGTGGCGTACCGTCGGTTGATATCGTCCAGGTCGGCCATTACTTCCTCGGCTGCTCTTGGGCTGCGACGGTCATGCCGTTGTAGATCGTGGTCCCAATCCCCCCGGCGATTGCCAGGGCGATGGCCATGATGATGGCGGTCTTGAACTGACGCGTGGTCCGCGTCCACTCATGGTCCTTGCGAATCTCAGCGCGCGATTCCGGGGTGGTGTCGTCGTAACCGATCAACTCGAAACGCTTGGAGAGCCTCTCATCGAAGGCATCGCCAATGCGCTCCAGGTCGTGGTCGGTGAGATGGGATTTGCGGCGCTCTTGCCGGTCGTCGCTCATGCGAGTCTCGTCAGCTTTCCGTCGGGCCCGTAGCCGACCTTGCCATTAAGGAAGGACATGAGATCGGCGCCCACCTGCTGTGCGGTGGTGTAGGTGCCTTGGGTCGGAGGAGGTGTTGAGGCTGCGGCTTGCAGGTCCGGGTCGTTTGCCACCAGCCAGTCGTGTTCATCGAAATGGTTGGTCACCATGGCGGCAATCCCGTGTTCGTTGGCGTATTCAATCAGGTCTCCCGCTTTCTGCGGCAGCGGTCCCATGGACCCGTCTGGATCGAAGGATTGTCCCTTGGTGTAGAGCGGGCCGTGATAGGCGAAGGTCCAATGTTTTGCAGTGGGCCGCGTGCCGTTGGGGGCCACCACGCCAGCCTTGGCCGCCATGTCTACCCAATTCTCGCCGATGTACTTCTTGCTGCGCAGGCCGATGTTGTAGTCGTCCCACTCGACGCCGAAGAAGATTTCGACGCCGTTGCGGAAGGTGAAAATGCCGGAGCGTTGGAGGGCCATGTCAGTTCACCGGCCAGCTGTTTATCGTGGACGTCATGCGAGCAGCGCCCCGCGCCGATTTGCGTTGATGACACCGGCCGCAATCAGCGCATCCACGCCCGCCGCGGCCGTCGAATCATCCTCGGTCGAAATCACCAGGCGCGATTGGATCGCGCTGTCCAGCATGTCAACGAAGTCATAAAGCGCCCCGCTGTTGGCGGCGGCGGCACGGATGGCGACGCGCTCGGCCGCCGTGAACCGGCTCTTGAAATCGAAAGCGAGACAGGACTTCGGCGGGGTGGGCGGGGGGGACGATGGAGGCGGCGTGTAGGTGGCTTGGAATGATTCGCCGCCGGGAGACCTGATTCTGACCTTATCCCCCTGCTGCGGGTCTCCCGCAACCACCGTGTAATCCGTTCCTTCGACCCACGGTAGCTTGGTGGGGATGGCGCTGACTTTGACAATCGAGATTGTCATGGCTCAAATCCCCGCGATGTGCTGCACCGCGCTGTAGGCGGTGGCGGTTGAATTGGTGATGTTCTGGGAGTGCTTCGCGCGCACGAGAAGCGAGGTGTTGTAGCGAAGCACCGGAATGCCCATCAGGGTGATGGAGCGCCATGGCAGGAGCGCCGTGTTGCCGAATTGGTCCGTGAAACCGGTTTTGGCCGCGTTGATCGCCTCGCCACCCTGTTGCTCGAAAGTGGCGGCGGTGGTGAACTGGGCGGTGGTCTGCGGCATATACATGCCAAACCAAACCCGCGCACCAGACGCGCCGGTGAACGGTATTTCTTTCACCACGCCATCAATGGTGATTTCCAGCGTGGTTATGTCGGTACCCGCCATGGTGGGCCCGAGGAAGCCGGCAAATCTTCCCTTGCCGGTGTGGCTGTAGATCGTCTTGTAGGTATCGGCGGTCCAATTGGTGGTGTCGGTCGTGCCCATATAGGCGGCGAAGGCGGTGAAGCAGGCCACTGTGTCCGACGCTCGCCCAGTGACGTTTTCGTAGACGACGAACGTTGCGGCGGCGTCTGATATGGGAATGATGAGATGCGCATCGTTTTGGCCGAAGTAAGGCCCGCCGCCGCTTCCCAATCCAAATTTGGTCGCTACGTTCGCCATTACGGCACACTCCCGATGATTTCAGAGGTGACCGCGCCTGCGCTCGCAAACTTGTAGAGCATCTTCACGCCCGCTCCTCCGTCGCCCGTGTAGGTGTCGTCTTCCGCCGCGCCGTCGATGGTTTGTGAATTGCGGCCGATGGTGACTGTGGTTCCAGTGGCCGGGTCGAGCTCAACAATCACGAAGCTGCCGGCAGCAAAAGTCGGTAGCGTTCCCGTGCCGCCGGTGATGCGGTAGCGGCGCCGGTCAGTCATGGCCGTGGTGCCGGAAGTGATGGTTCCCGTCAGCTTTCCGGTCCAGGCGAGGAACTCTTCCAACTCCGTCGTATCGACGCTGATCGTTGCGCCGCTAACGTCGATGCCGGCACCTTCAGTCAACGAGACGGCAATCGCCAATGTCTCGTTGCCGCCATCGCCGCCCTCAGTAAGAGTCACGCCTGCGCCTGCGGTCAGCTTGCCGTTCAACACCCCAGGTGTTGAATCGTTGGCCGAGACCTTGACGTTGTTGTTCACCGTCACGCTGCCGATGGACGTCACCGGCTGCGTGATGCGGAAGTATCCGTTGTTGTTGTCGTAGCGCAGCGTAACCAAGGCACCGGTGACAAGTTCTCCACCAGAGAGCGCGGAACCCGCATAATTGCGGATCGACTTCACGCCCAGGGAGTTGACGTTGATCGTTGACGCGCCGGCGTTCGTGTTGGCGACGCGGAAGACGACTTCGAGGCCGTCGGTGTACGCAGCCGGGGCGTGCGTCATGCTGACGAGGTAGGCGTCCGCGGCTCCAGTGTCCGAAGCAACGAACGTAATGCGCCCCTGCTTGATGTGCAGTTCGGCGGGGAGTTTGTCGAAGCCGGCTTCAATGGCGTCGATGATAGCCATCACCGCTTCGGCGCGGCCCAGCGTGTGCCGGGTCAGCGTCGTGTAGTCGGCTTCATCGAAATAGTCGTTCGACATTAGCGCGCCAATCCCCTGTAGGAGTAATGGAGAGTCAAACCGTGCAGTTGATGCGGGGGCTCGTAGATGGACGAGCTCACCACCGCGATGGAGATGTTGCGGCCGAGGCCGTCAACGGAGCATTCGGCCACCCCTTCAACAGGGGCGGACCAGTAGAAGTCGTTGAGTGTCAGCTCGTTCCAAAAGTCGCCGCCACCTTGGACGGAGAAGGTCTGCTCAATTGCCGGAGGTGTGCCGGGGTCGCCGTAGGAGAACTCCGCAAGCATCCCCAGGCTGACCGCGGCGGAGAAGTTCCCCTCCAGCGTTGCCTTGTGCCAGCGCTTGTTCTGCGTCGGCGAACCGACGTGATTAAACGGCAGGCGAATGAAGGCTTCAACCGTGCCGCCGTCGAAACTCGTCCCCGCATCCAGGCGGTAGACCATCCCATTGTCGGACCCGAACAGCATGATCTCGTTGCCGCTGGAGTCTTCCGACGAGCAGGCGCACTCGATGGAGTGGCTGAACTTGAAGAATGTGCACTCGGGGTTTTTGCGCCCGAGGTAAACCGTTACCCCTGTGTCGTCGGACCAGAAGAAGCGATACTGGTCCTTCGCTCGCACCCGGACAGAAGCAGTGGGTGTAATGCCCGCAACCTTCTTCGTCCGGAACAGCGGCTCGATGAGCTGGCTCACCGCTCCCATGTTGAAGTCGCCGAACGCAGGCGTGGCCCGCATGTCGCGGATGCCGCGGTCGTCAACGTAGATGGGGTTGCCGATCCTCTGCGCGGTCCACTCAATGGCCCCGGCGTCGTCGGCAATGGGAACCAGAACCCAGTCCGAACTGTCGTTGCCGTACAACACCGCAATTTTGTTGCGGCCCAGGATCACCAATTGCTTGGCAAAGTCCTGGATGAAACCGGTGATCTCTTCGCCGATGCCCAATTCGGCGGCACCGGTGACGGGGGTCCATGCATAAGGGTCTCCGGTGCCCGAGTGCTGCGCGGAACCACCGGGGAAAGCCAGAAACAGATGCTGCTTGTGAACCGCGATATGCTTCGGCGTGTCGGTGGTCATCGACGTAGCGATGGGAACGAAGGTCGTTCCATCAAAATCGAATGCCGTACCCACTCCGTTCACGCCGTACATCCGGGCGAGATTCGAGGCGCCGAAGAAATTGTGGTTCACGAACTCGTAATGACCGCCGGCTGGAAGCGTGATGGCCGCCTGAGTCCCAGACGCAACCGCTTTGGTCACCCCTCCGACTTGGAGGTTCTCGCCATTGGTGAAGGTCCCGGTGACGCTGGCAAAGGTGAAGATGCCGGCCGCCGTGGACGCGGCGACGGTACCTGTCCGGATGGCTTGGCGAGTAACAACGCCAGTCGCGCCCGAGCTCGCACCTACAAGGGTTTGGCCGTCAGCCACAGTCGAAGACGTTCCGCCGGTGAAAGCGAGCTTGACCCCCAGCGAAACAGCCGACCACCCGGTGGAAGTGGCCTTGTACATGAGTCCCGCTGTTCCACCGGCGTTGTTGCGGAAGCAGTAGGCGGTGCCGTTGAACACCCACACACCCCGGATCGGACCGGATCCAGTCGGCGCGGCAATCAGTGCTCTGCGAGTCTCGATCGCATCGCGGTAATACGTGGTGTCGAGGGCGTCTGTGGCGGCGCCCCGTTCAATCGCAACGCCGTTGGCCACCGACTTGGTGACCGCCGAAACCTGCAGGTTCTCGTTGTCCTGGAAAGTCCCGGTAACGAGATCGAGGATCAGGTATCCAGCGGCGTTTCCACCACCGTAGGAGCCGGAGGAGACAACGGCGTCGATGAGGGCTTTGCCCGTCGCACCGGAAGTCGCTCCAGTCACCGTCTGCCCTTCGGTGATCGCGGCCGTGCCGGCGTCGAAGTTCAGCAGGTAATAAGTCGCGTTCTGTGGTTCAGGGCGTCCGTCGTATCGTTCGTAGCCGTCAACGCGCTTGTAGCCTCGCGGCCCCGGCTCATAGTTGTATCCGGCAATCATCCGTCCAGACGGCGTCTGGATGGCTGGAGTCACAAGATCGAGCCCGCCTTGAAGGGAGAAGAAGGCGGTCTGTTGCATCGGGCTTACGCAAGCGGGCCCGCGGCGATGTGCGGCTGGCTCTCAGGTGGTAGTTGGTCGCGCTCAAGCTGGTGCATGAGCTGCATGTAGCGGGAACGGAACCCGGCAACTTGATTCACCGCCTCGTCGTGTTCGACCAAGTATCCCAGGGCGTACCAGACAATCGCGTCGTGGAAACGCTCCGGCATCTCCGGTTCGTCCGCATTAGCCGAAAGAGTCTGCGGTCCCTTGCGGTACCGTCCGCTCACCACGTATGTGCTCAAATCAGGCTTGGGGCCGAACACCAGGGAGTTGTTGTTGGCAATCGCCCAGTGTCCGGGTTTGTTCGCGGTCTGCGTCCCCCTGCCATACCGTGTCAGCCACTGGCTGTAGGTGAGCTGGCGGAGGATACCTTCATCCGACACGCCGATGGAGGAATCGTACATGGTGGTCGGGTAAAATCTCTTAATCGGGTTGTCCTGCACCCAGGCCCCGAAACGGGAAGAGATTCCCAAAGCCGAAGCGGTATAGGTCGTGGTGTTGATCGTCAGCGTGGCGGACCAGCTGGCGTCCATCCACATCCAGTTGGGTTTGGAGTTCTGGATGTGCGTCCAGGCGTCCGCGGTCCAGTTGACGATTTTCAGAAGGCGATCGGTCTGACTGGTGACCGAGGACGGTTGAGTCCCAGAAACAGTTCCGCTCTCGCGGGCCACCTTCTGTGCGAGCTGCAAGAAAGTGGCCATGGGTGCTTAGGCCGCCCGCTTGACGCGCCGTTTGGCGAGTATCTCGTCCACGTTCCCGCTGAAGGCCGGGGGCGTCTTGAGGTCGGCCGGGGGATCGGTTCTGTCCCACAGTTCGTGCGGGAACCGCGGCACCTGACGAGGGGCGCCCACTCCACCGCCGGGCAACGGATCGTAGCGGTCTTCCACCGCATCCTTGAGGCTGTTGTAATAACCCCAGGGAATGAGCGACCAGGCGCCACGCTCCACCAGCATCAGCTTGGTGTTGAATCCCAGCACCACTGGTTTATCGCCGCCTTCGCTTTCCGAGGTCGCGATGCGGACGATCACATAGTCCGGAGCGTCGTTTTCCTTCGGTAGGTCGCCGGCGCCGATGGAGATGGACATCTCATCGTTGAGATTCAGCTTGGTCAGAAGCTGGTCCCGTTTTGCCCCGGGGTGGACGTTGATCCCCTTCTCTTCCGCGTACTGGCGAAGGTCGTTGTTGCTGGCTTCCTTGACGGGGATTTCTTTGCGCATGGAGTCCTCTGGCTTGCGGCTCTCACGTCCGGGATCAGGTGGAGGAGAGAGCGGCGGGTTACTGATTGATCTCAAGGCGGATGGTGAAGACCTCGGCGGAGCCGGGGTCGTAATTGGCAAGGACGGTGAGGATCCCGAACAGCACGTTGTTGTGGCTGGTGCCATTCAGATGGAAAGGAATGCCGGTGGAGGGGACGTAATCCTGCCCCTCGTAGTAATTGCCCGCGGCCAAAGTGACGGCGGTCTCGAAGTCGATCATGCCGACAAAAGAGTCCTTATCGGCGATGTCGATGAACGAGGTGGTCGGCGCGGCGTTGTCTACCGGGTTGTTGGTGGGCTGCTTGGTGAACAGCAGGAGGCGGAAGTCGTCCGCGGTCGTTCCGGTGGTGGACTTCCACAGCCGGGCGGACTTCACCAGCCCGTGGGGATGCGGCACGACGAACGACAGACGCGAGCCGGCTGCCGTGCCTACCGCATCACCTGTGGCATAGGTCGTGGTGTTCGCGGGCCGGGTGATCGACACGGCCGGCATCCACAGATTATTGGTGAAGGTTCTCATGGCCGTCCTATGGGTAAGGAAATGGGGGCCGCAGCCCCCACCCCGTTACGGATGCGCGACGTAAGCGATGCGCTTGGAGTTTTCCGAGATCGTGGTGCCGATCTGGAAGCCTTCAGACCCAGCGGTGGTGATGGGCGTGATGCCTTCAGAGGCCAGCTGCGAGATGGAACCGGCCTTGTTGTGCTCGATGGCGGTTCCATTTGCCATGGTGTCGGTCCACTCGTACTGGACGTCGAAGTCGGTGAGGTTCAGCGTCATCACGTAAGAGGGCGTGAAGCCCAGGTTGACGGTGACGGTGCTGCCGGTGCCCGAGACTTCAGCGGTTACCGGAACGCCCGTGGTCGGAAACCACGAGGTGTTGGTCAATCCGGTGGCCACGAACTCGCGGGAATTGGTGGTGTCCCACACCCGCTCGCCACGGTTTTGAGGAGTCAGGACTCCATTCGGGTTACCGGCATTCGTGCGATTGCCATTGCCCCGAAGGACCTGACGGACAGCCTGCGCCAACTGGCCCAGCATGGTCTCGCCGGAAACGATCTGCGCCCGGAGAGCGGCGTTGGTGATATTGGTTGTGCTCATGGTTTGCTCCTAAAAGGACAAAGGGCGGGATCGCTCCCGCCCTTCGATCCTTAGTTCCCGGGCCCGTTGCGGACCGCGAGGTACGCGATGCGCTTGGAGGACTCGGAGATGGTCGTGCCGATCTTGAACCCGCAGACGTTGTCCGTGGCGTTGTTCACCAGGGTGAAGCCCTCGGACGCGAGCTCGGCGATGGAACCGGACTTGTTGATGTCGATGGCAGTGCCGGCCGACATGCCAGAGTGGAACTTGTACATCTGGTCTTTGTCGGTGAGGTTGATGGTCTCGATGTAGTCGGGCTGCCAGCCGAGGTTGACGAGCACCGTACTGCCGGTGCCAGAAACCTCGCCTACTTTGACGTTGGGAAACATGGTTTGTGATCTCCTGGAAAAGGAAGCGGGGCGGCTCTGAGAGCGCGCCCCGCGATGGATTCAGCTCAGGCTATTAGATGGCGGTGGCCGCCACTTCATAGCGATACAGCCAGTTGTCATTGAGGATCTTCGACGTGAACCACGTCAACCAACCCACATAGCCGCGCTGGCCGAGGGGATCGCTCTTGTCCTTCTTCCCCGGAGGGATGATGGACGGAGAGACCGACTCCATGCCGCGAAGCGGGACCACGCCGTAGGCTTCCTTGCCGAAGATCAGGATGGGATACACATCGGCCGAGGTGCCCGTGGTGGAGACCATCGTGCCGACCGCGCCGGCCTTGGCGCCGCCCGCATCGGTGAAGGGAGTCAGGTCGGGCGTAGTGACAAAACGGACGTTCTCCACCGTGCCGAACTCCTGGTCGTGCACGGTCTTGCGCGAGCCGTACTGGGCGACAGGAAGGAAGCCGGCCAGGTTGCGGAGGTCGGGCTCCAGGTCGGTGTGGCACACGGCGATGTAAGCCGCTTCCACCGAACGGGTGGCGTAGTTGACCGACCCGTCCAGGACCTTGGTGATCATCATCGCCTTCTGGGCCTTGAGCGACTTCACCACCGAGCGGAGACCGTTCAGGGTCACCGGAGTGTTGATGTCGGTACGAGCGGAGCCGTTGGCGCGCACCACGTTGGTGCCCGCACGGACGACGCCATAGGTCAGGGCCTCGATGGTGCGGCCGATGTTCTCGCCCGCCTGGACCGCCGCATCGTTGAGCACCGGATCCTCGTGGGTGTCCTCGATGGCGTCGGTGATCTCCACCAACTGGCCGTATTCCTTGAGGGTGGCTTCCACGTCGGTGTAGCTGAACTGCGTGGTCGAAGGAGTCACGCCTTCCACCAAGGGAACGGACGCGGCCGAGAACACGTTCGGACGGCGCCACTTGATGGTCTGGGTCTTGTTCTTCGGCATCTTCTGCATGAGGCCGAACTTGTCGAGAACGACGACCGGGCCGGCGTGCTTGAGCATCTGCCGGACGGCGTAGACGTTTGTACGGGGGGAAATCCCCGAGTCGGAGTATTTGGTCGTGGTCATGGGTTACCTGTTGAGGTCAAAGCCCCATGCGCTCGAAGGCATTCCAGGCGCCTTCAGGGTCGTCCGGGATTCCACTTGGCGTGGGGCCGAGAGACTTGCTGCGAGGGCTGGAAGCTGATTCGAGTTGCCTTTTCCTGTGAGGATCGGCAGGGGCTGGGTTGTTGGATTGGCCTTTGTCGGCCGGTTCAGTCTTCGTCGCCGTCACGGCGCCGGTGGAGACCTTCCCGGTCTCCAGCTTGAAGAGGTCGATGATCTTCTTGACTTCATGGCCGTCCACGATCCCGCGGGCGTTCCGCTCAACACCGGCCTTGATGAAGGCGGGCGATTGCGCATACCAGGCATAGAACTCGTCGGACTCGGCGATGGCGTCGTAGTCTTTGTGCGCCTCCAGGACGATCTTCTCCTGGGTGGCGAATTGCTTCTCCGAACGTTCCTTGGAGATGCCGGAGAACTCGCTCGTCAAAGAGTCGATCTTCTTGAGCGCGTCGTTCAGCCGGCCCTCGAGGTGTTCGATAGGCTCGGCGATCTCCGGGTAGTCGGTCTTCAGCTTGGCAAGCTTGTCGGAGATTTCTCCGGCTTTCTTTTCGGAGGACGCCTGAGTGGCGCCGTCCTTCTTGCCCTTCTGAAGTTCGGAAATCTGGTCGGTGAGTGCTTTGACCTGCCGCTGATAGGTCGCGACCCTGCCGTCGTCCGACTTCTTCCGGTGCTCAAGGTCCCTCGCCTTCTTCTCGGCGGCCTCGTAGGCGGCCTTCAGTTCAGGCGGGGCGTTGGCCCAGATGTCGGGCTTGGCTTCGGTCTTCTCGGCCGGCTTCTCTTCGGCCTTCGTTTCCTTGGACGGTTCCTCACCGTCTTTCTTGTCGGCGGTCTGATCATCACCGCCTTCAAGCTCCTCCTCGGGCTCTTTGCCTTTGGGGTTGTCGGCCTGTTCGAACTCCGCCCAGGCTTGGCTCGCTTCGTCCTGCGTCGCGGGCGATTCCTGCGAATCACCGGCGACCGCGGTCTCTGCGGTCTTCTCGGTCATGATGTCCTCTGGTTTTGGCGGCCCGATACGGGCGGCCCGCTAGTAGCCGGTCTTCCGATCCGGCCTACTCATGCCGGTCAGGTCAGGCTGGGGCTTGGTCAGCGCCAGCAATTCGTTGAGCACGGAGGCACGCCCCCGTTGGTATTCGGTCTCTTCCATGCCGGTGCCGTGGGCACACAGGCGCATAGTGGCGTTAAGCCTATTGGCTTCCGCCCACTTGACGATCTCTTTCCAGGTCTCGGATGCGGGCTCGATCACTGCGAGACAAACCCGCCGGAGCCCTGGGGCTCGTCACCCCTGGCGAGGGCTTCTTCCTTGTTCTGCTTCTCGACGGCGACTTCCGCGGCGAACTTCCTCTCGGAACTGGCGCGCTCCTCGCGGGAGTCCTGAAGCTGCGCCCTGATCTTGTCCAAGGTCACATTGGTCTGGGCAGACAGCCGGACCATCTCGGTGTCGCGCTGGATGGCGGCAAGTTCTTTCTGGTGCTGGCGCTCGAGCTGTTTGTCTTCGAGCTCCATCCGCTTCATGGTCACGGCCGGGTCTTCCGGGGGCGGATTCTGCGCCGCCAACTCTTCCTCTTTGCGCAACTCGTCATCGGTCTTGATGATCTCATTGGCAGCAATCATGAACGACTGCACGGTCTTGCGGGCAGCCGGCGCGACTTTCAGCAGGCGCGAGAGAACCGGATGCGCGGACCAGTTGGTCGTCAGGGCCATCAGGTTCTGGCTCTGGATTTCACGGACCAGCAGGACCGAGGAACCGCGAGCGTCAACTTCGAAGTCGCCCTTGATGTCTTCCTTGGTCGAGAACTGCATGTTCCAGTCGTACAGGCGACGGAGGTTCGGCACCGTCATGCAGTCATCGAAGTTCTTCACGATCCGTCTGAACACCACGTTCACGGCGTTCATCAGGATAGACATGCCGCCCGCGGTCTGGGTGGTGTGGGCGCCCTGCTCTCCCTGAGCCAGGACAGACACGTTGGTCTCGTCGTCAATGAACTGCTTGGCCAGAGTGATGATATTGGCCAGTTCGGTCTGGTTGGACTTAATGTCGTAGGTGTCCATGCCCTTCTTGCCGGGGATGGCGCCGGGAAGGCGCTTCCACAGTTTCCGTGGAGCAAGTCCCCATTCTCCGTCAACAGGCTCGATGATGGTCGGGTCGATCTCGATCTGCGGGCCCGTGCTCAGGCCAGAGTTGTCCATCATCATGCGCCAGGCGGCGTTCAGCGCAGACTGGCTGTCGCGCATCAAGGATGGGACACCCAGCCCGAACATGGAGGAGTCGTCTTTCTCGAACGGGAACACCGAGTAGATCGGGTCGCCAGAATCGAGGTGAAAAATGCCGAACTTCAGTAACTTGCCTTGAGAGAACCAGATGCAGACCGGCAGTTCCTTGAGGGGATCGGTCTCGCCTTCGATCTTCTCCTGACCGGTGAATTCAATCAGGGTCTCTAGGTCTTCAGCCGTGATCGGCCCGGTGTATTTCCAAACGGTATAACGCTCGAGATTGGAATCCTGGTCGTTGCCGGTGATTTCCCTCAACTCACCGATGTAGCTCGGCACCTTCGACCGGGGTGATTCTCTCAGCAACTCACGAATGGCGTCCTTGTCGAACCCCGGCTCGCGGGAAAGCTTTCTGAGGCCTTTCTTGGTCTCCAGGTGCCGGATGAAGAACCCTTCGGATTCCTCCGGGCTCATCGCGTCCATGTCGGGGAAGAAATCCCATGGATTGATGCGGCGGAAAGCCGGTCGTGAGTCTTCAGTCCCCTTCAGTTCGTAGACGGTGGCGTTGCCGACTTGGTTCTTGGTCCAGTTCCTCCGGACCCTGTCATTAACCACGGGGCCTTCGGCGATACCGCTTCCCAATTTGCAGGCATCCTCGAGCACCAGACGCATTTCCTCGGCGTACCGGCACTCCCGGAGCTGGTCCTCCATCTCGTCCTGCATCGCATCGCAGCGACGCTTGGCTTCCTCGATGAGAGCCTGGGCTTTCTCGCTCGCGTCAACTTGGGCGTTGGTCTCGGCGACGATTCTCTGAGCGGACTGCATGTCGCCGCGGGCAATGGCTGCGTCCGCCGCTTCTTTCCCCTGCTCCACAACCCCGGTGGATTGGGTGATCAGGTTGGATAACTGAGGAACGGGAGTGGGTTGAATCCCCCAGTTCTTGTCGTCCGTCGGGAACAGCATATCGAACAGACGAGCGGCGCAGGCATTGGTCTTGGGACGGGTCTGGTTGATGAACAGCCGGGACTGATTCGGCTCGAGTCCGCCCTCAGTGTCCTCGTCGTACTCCCCGTGATACTGGCGGGTGTCTTCGATCCACCGGTCTTCGATGGAGGAACGGCGGGAGACTCTACGCTCAGCCTCTTTTTCCAGCCCGCCAATGATCGTCTCGATGGCTACCTTGATGTCGCCGGCCTTCTTTTGTCCGGCGGTCGCCATCTTCACTTGCCTTTCCGTTTTCCCTTGCGCGAGTCCCATCTGTGGGGATCAAAGCCGATTGTCGGTTGTTCCCGGAAAAGCTTCTGTCCGTCCTTGTTGTAGAGACCGGACCAGCGCTCCCGCTCAGGCTCGATGTATTCGCGCGCCGTCTCGCCATCGTCGTTCCGGCTCATCAGCGGCCTTCTTGCTCAAGCAAAGCGTTTGCGTGGACCCTCGGGACCACAATGGTCACCAGGTCGCCGGGGTTCAGTCCCGTCTTTTCGTACAGGGTGAGGTCGTCAATCTCCCCACGCATGTACAGCTCGGGCCAGTCGGGACAATCCCCGCGCATGAAGCGTTCAACCCTGGATTTGCGGCGGTCGTTCGATGAGGCTGTGGTCAATATCCGGCCCTCCTGTCGCCTCGTCCTGCGGAGCCGATGGCTCCGGACATCTTGAACCCCTGCGGTTCCTGGTAGGCCTGGATCCCATGGCCAAGGGCATCGCTCGGATGTGACGCCCAGTTGTGTAAGGGACCTTTATCCAGCTGCAGCCGTTCGTCGTAATTCGACTGGTACTGCCGCAAGGCCTCAAGCCCGTCGGCGCACTTCGTTTCATCGAAGCGGCATCTCGGGAGATACCGTTGGACCAGTTTCACTCGCTCGGCAGGGTCCATCTTCGGGACCACCGTCGTGCGGAACCCGGCATCCACCAGGGTCTGCTGGTCACCCTTGCCCGTGACCCGCTGTGCAGGAGCGGCGTCATGGGGAAGGATGATTTCGCTGTAACTGTAAGGCTTCTCTCGCAGCTTCTTGATGTACCAGGGCCAGCCTTCGTTCTTGGCCTGCTCGTCGCCTTGCAGGTAGTCGATCGCCCTGATCTCAAGCCCGATCCACTGCAGGAACCAGGCGGACATATTCGGTCCATTACCCAAGTCGAAGCACACCCTGACTTCGTGGACCGGGTCGTAGGGGACGAAACCAATCCGGCCTTCGGTCTTTGCTATGGCAAGCAGTCGGGCGTAATACGCCCCTTTGGGAGCGGTCTGATATTTGCCGTCCCACACGTGGCCGGCTTTGTCGGCGTCCGCCGCCCGGTCCTCCTCCATCTCCTTGCGGAGGACTTCGGGGAACCAGGGGTTATCTTTCCAGTTGGCCTCAACGACGATGGCGTCCTTGGGGCAATTCGGCCCCCGGAGGAATAGGTCCACGGGGTCCTTGCTGCTGGTGGGGTTCCAGCTGAACCAGAGTTCCGAGTTCTCCTTGCGGATGGTCGGGCGGAGCAGATCGAGCGAGGTTTGGCTGAAGTCCTGAGCTTCCTCCACCCACGCCCCATCGTAGCCTTCGAGGGATTTGATGGTGGAAGCGTTGTAGTGCTGCATTCCCTTGAAGATGATCAGGGAATTGTTCGGCCCTCGTATCTCGGTCTCGAGGATCTCGAATGCTGACGAAAGACCTAGCTTGTTGATCTTGTCTGCCAAAAGCTGACGGACGGAATCCTTGATGGTGTTCTGCACCTCACGGATGCAGGCCCAGCGGGTAGGCTGAAGCACACAGCGCTCAACCAGAAGCTCGGCGAAGAAGTGGCTCTTTCCCGACCCTCGTCCCCCGTGAGCCCCTTTGTACCGCGAGGGCTCCAGCAAGGGCCGGAACACCTTGGCGGTGTCAATGTTGAGCTGGCTCAACGATGGTCCGCGTGATGCCCGTGAAGGGGATGGGTCCGCCGGCGGGGCCTGAGTGCTCGATCGCCTTCCGTTTGGGTAGGACGTACTGAGCCAGTTCGGCGAACATGCGTCCGCGGAGCTCGGGCGCGTTCTCCTCGTTCATGGCGATCATGGCCATGCCTTCGAGGGGGTCGCAGCCCAATGCAGCGAGTCTGTCGGCGACGTCCTGTGTCTTTTTGCTTGGAACCCCGGGCTTGCGGCCGGCGCCCTTGCGGGGGCCTCCCCTAGCCACGATTGAATTCCTTTGAATCTTTTTGGGTCATGGATCCTCGCAAGCCGTCGGCCCCGGGATGAGGCGGGCAAAGCTGTGCTGGAAAAGAAAAACGCCCGCGGACGGAGTCGGCGGCGGT